GGGCCTTACTCTGAGGTAACGCAGAGCCGCTCTGTACCCTAACGTCAGTATTCCCACGAAGGTCACTACCCTTCCAACGACGAGCCTCTAACGAGTTCTCCATACCAGTAGTACGGACCAGACGCTCCTCAGTCCAGTAGTGTGCTACGAACTTAAGGAAGTGCCGGCCAAGTAATTCCATGCAGTACTCGATAGTACCAACCTGGTGACTTAACTTGCTATCGTCCTGCTCCTGTAGGAACGCAATAGCCGTACCACTCGTGACCTGCGCCGGGGTATTACCACGAGTAATCTCGTGTTGCCCACTAATATCGTCAAAGTCACTGGTTAACCTATCTAACTCGATCCCCATAGTAGCGGGGACCTCGGGCATAGGCAACGGAGTAGGGGGATTAAACCCTGCAAGATAGGGAATACCCTGACCGGGCTCTCCATTAATCTTGCGAGGGTTAATAGAACCCTCCTGATACAGAATCTTAGGCTTCTGCATCGTGTTCTTAATCTCAATCATCTGAGACTTCGTACGGTTGTACTCCTTCTGGAGCGGAATCAGGTCAACGATAATGCTATCACTGTAGAAACCACCAGTAGGGATACCCTCGTACTTATAGAACGGGTACTCCTCGAAAGGGTAAGGCCACTTCTCACTCTTCTGTACGATCTGACCTGCAACTACCGTGACTAAGCCACCCTGAGGGAAGTCCTTATGCCCATTGGGCTTAATCCAAACTTCCTTCACAAGCACACTGTCCATAGGCTGAGCACCCTTGGGCGACAACACGGCACTTTCAAGGATCGTGTTGGTACTCATGCTATCAGGGTTAGCATCAATACCGTATGCAGTCTTAACCCACAACGGAGTACGGGTCATAACGTGCATAATGTAAGGCTGATCGTCTAAATCCTCAGACAGTAGATCAGGCACATACATGTGGAACGGCGTAACAGCCTCACCCTGCACCATACCGGCTACAGGGGGCTGCTCCATCATACGCGGCTCACCAGTAACGGGGTCAGTTAATGGCTTGCCGTCAAGGCCCATATAAGGCTTCGAGGGAGGCTGTACACTAACGTCAATCTTACTAGCATCCCAATACTGCTTGTAGAACGAGTTACCACAAACAGCACCCCACCACACCCACCGCTTAAACTCCTTGCGGAATCGGGTGTTATGGAATTGAGTCTTTAGAATCTGCTCGCCAACGCGAGCAGCCATAAAGTCCTCATCCTCATTCGTTGCAGGAATAACCGTCGGCACAGCACGAGAACTAGTAAGTTTACTGTACTCAGTACGTACAGCGGTCCTAACCTTATTAACCACAATACGAACTCGCCACGGTGGGGACGTGGGGGTCTTAAGACGGAACCCAACATTCGGAACGTCGATCGGGTTAACATACTGCCGCCCTGAGTAGAACGCGAGATTAAGATACCACTGCTGCTCGTACATAGTACGTGCAGTCTTCATCTTAGTGAACTCGGTATCTACCCATGACACTAACTCCTGGTCTAACTTCTTACGCCGTAAAGCGTCGAGTAGTCCAAGGGGATTAAGTGCGGACGGGGCTTCCGCCGTCGTTTCCGGTGTTGGTTGTGACGACGGCATCCCAGCCACGGGCAGCGAGGTCATCTGTAGTCTCCTGAATGCCGTAACCAGCGGTCTCTAAGTTTTCCTGATAAGCAATGGATTCATCGTAAGTAGGAATCCAAGGCTCAGATTGTGATGCCGTCTCCGGTACTGCTGTCGCTGCGTTCAGTCCGTGGAGGCTTACGACGTCCGCCGCTCGCAACTGATTTCTTAACGACTGGCTCTCCGCTGTCTGTTCCCGTAAGAGATTCAGGAGCAGATTCGATTGCGTCTCCTGCTGCTTCCGGTTGTGACGTAACAAGTTCGCCACTAACCACATCAGGCCGATCAATGCCAACAGCAATAGCGTTAAGCATAAGATTGTCGTAATCGTTAAGTCGTTCTGCGTCTCGGGCATGGGCTTCCTTCACTTCCTTTAACTGCGTAGCAGTTTCCGCTAACAGCGCCTGTAAGTGCTGAACCTCATCGGCTGCAAGACAACCAATAACGTTAGCAATTTGGGTGGCACAGGTAACGCAGAAGTAAACTTGGCCCTCGTAGTCATAGAAGATTCCTGTGTCTACGTAACCGTCTTCGCTATTACCGGAACCACACAGAGCGCAGCAACCGGGGTGCATTAACTGCCCTTGCCCGATTAACTGCACTCTGTCCGAGGGGGTGGTTACCTTAGGCATGTTCAGTCCTTGGTCTTAGTGTCGGTTTCTCCACCGCGACCGGACTCAGCAGACTCGTTACCCTCAGCGTTCTGACGGCTCTGAGCCTTAGCCGGGTCGTTAAAGACGTTCTGAGTCTGTAACCGCTTAGCGACCTCTTCGCGGTCAGCAGCAGCGTCAGCCTCGTCCTTAGTGACAGTCACCGGAAGGGTAACGTCAGCCTTAACAGTAGCGTGCGGAGGTAACTCAGCCGCTAACTGCTCAGCACTACGGAACGGGGTGCCCTGAGAAGCAGGCGGGTTCTCTAAGTCCGGCTCCCGGCCCTCAACTGCGGCACGGCTAACCTCAGCAGCCTTACGCTGCTCAACATCGAGGTAAGGGTTAGTACCCGGAATCTGACGAGCCGGGTCTAAGTTGTGGACGTAGATAAAGTCCTTGTCGATCGTGGTCGTCTCGGGAGGCTCGACCTCATCACCAACGGGCTCAACGATCTGCACCTTAAGGTCAGGCTCCTGACCCTCCGGCTTAATCTGTCCGTCGGCAAAAGCCTGAGCCTCGTGAGTCTCCACAGGGTTATCGCTTGCGTCGCGTCCGGCGTTAGGATCGCCGAAAGTAACGCCGGGCTTAGCAGCGTCGTTCATTACTTAACCTTTCGTCGCAGTAGGACTGCCCTACTAAGCAAGAAGCCTACAGGGGGACCCTATAGACTTCAAGCAATTGCTAAGGGTATCTTAGTAATACCCTCCCAAGTGTTCGTCATATTCCCAACCTCCACCACCGTATTGGTTAGGAATATCGTTACCGGGCCGCCAATTACGGTCAGGTGCAAGCAAGTCATTGGGGTCAGCCACACCTAAAGTCGTAAAACTTAACTGCCCCATGACACCATCAATATCGTTGAGGTTCTTCATAACCTCTTCGGTTAGGTTCTCGTTATCAGCACTAAGATCAGGTTGAGACATAATCGCGTAGCGTAAGGTGTCACAAGTGTGATCGTCCTTCTTGTGAGGCTCATCATAAGGATTATTCTCGTACTGCAACTTCTTGTTCGCGTATGTCTTCCAGCGGTACTTCTTGTGTTCCTTACACAAGTTCTCACACTTCGCCATAACGCGCATCTTAGAGAACGTACGGACGCCAGTAGGTAAGGGTACGTCCCTGCCCTTTTCATCCTTCTTCTTAATCTCGTGCTCAAACGTGAACAGTTCGTGCTGGTAGTTCCTATTGATTAACTTCGCAGGATTCCAATAACGCTTAACACGAATGATGCCAGAGCGTACATCATTATTACCCATACCCCAAGTAAGGCCATACTTCTGATATTCTTCGAGGACACTTGTATTGGTAATGGCGTTACGGTTAACAATACTAGGGTCAGCAATGAACAAATCAGGACGCCGGCCGTGCTGCTTAATTCGATCATTTATTACCTTTGCGTGCTGGTCAATTGTTAGGTCCGCGTGATACCACTCATCGAAGACAATAACAAAGCCTTCACGATTAACAGCAAGCCACAGTACAGCAGTAGGGTTACGTAAACCGTGATCGAGTGCAATAATCCACTTCCACTGTCGCTCTGGAAATAGTTCCTTAGGACTGTAATCGTCGTACTTACGAGCGAGTACGTGCGGACCACCAATAGTGGGATCGAAGTTCTTATAGACCTTACCTCCCTGCTGGACAAAGGCTCCACCGATTCGCGTAGCAACATCATCATCGTCCACGCTACCAATGAAGGACTTAATAGCGTTCTCTTTAAGGTAGGGGTTCTCTAGCGTGTTAATCTCAATGATTAGTACGTCGGCGTCTTCCTTACCTACGTTCGGCTCGAACAGTTCGTCGTAAATCCACGTCATACCCTCTACAGGGGTCATAGTGACCCAGAAGTCACCGTCCGTATCAATAAGACGTGCCATGTTCTCAATGTAGATAGTCTGCGGCATCTCTTCATCGAAGTGAACCCAGTGCCTACTAGTACCAGCGAACTTATCGAGGTCCTGATCGTAAGACATAAACTCGATCGTAGAACCATTCGCAAAGTTTAGTGTTTTAGAGTCACGATCGAAAGCCCGCTCCCATGATCCACCCCGTAAGGCAGACGGATAAACCCACTGCTTATACTGGGGGATAAGAATCTTATCCACACCTTGCCGGAAGTCAACTCCAACGACTCGGCCGTTCGTGGGACCAAGCGCATTAAGGTCAGGCCGATACGGGTGCGTACAGGTAGCGCGCCAAATTGCTTCACATACCCCAGCGGTAGTCTTACCTGAACGGTTGCCACCGATATACACCTTCTTCTTGTGGAGCGA